TTGGATTTAACTGGGATACCGAAGTAGTATCAATTGATTTTGAAACAAACCACTTTGAATACATTGAAATGGGTGGAGATGATACAGATACTATTATAGGACAATATGATACACTTATTTTTGCAGTAGGTAAATCAGGTATTGATTTTGCTCAAGAATTAGCTCAACAATATAACCTACCAGATGAGCCTAAACCAGTACAAATTGGTGTTCGATTTGAAGCACCACAAAAACACTTCCAAAAACTAATTGATGTATCTTACGATTTTAAATTGTATCGTAAATTTGAGGACACCGGTGTTTCGCTTCGTTCATTCTGTACAAATAACAACGCTGCTTACGTAGCAGTAGAGGAAACATACGGAAATGTGAGCTATAATGGTCATGCTAAAAAAGGCGAGGAATTTCGCAACGATATGACCAATTTTGGCATTTTGATGGAAATTCCAGGCATTGAAGATCCATTTGAATGGTCTAGAAATTTAGTGTCCAACGTAAACACTAGTGGAACAGGTTTATACTATTCTCCTTCTAGACGTCCATCTTTAACCTCTGAAGGCGAAACAGTATCTGCAGTTGCATTTAGTTCTAGAGAATTAGAAAATATCATAAAACCAGCATTTAAAGGATATTTTCAATATATTGAAGACTTTATTAACGATATGAAAAAAGTGTTTCCAACACTTGAAAACGACTGGGGCATTTATGTTCCTGAAGTAAAGTATTTGTCACCTGAGCCGCTCGTCGATTATACTAACCTAGCCTTGACCGAGTTCCCCAATGTCCACTTTGTGGGAGACGCATTATCTGCTAGAGGTATAACGGTGAGTGGTGCACAAGGGATTTATGTTGCTGAAGACATTTTGAACTCCTAAGTGGGGTTCGTATATTTAACATTGATAAAAATATTGAATTATGAGCAATACTAAAAAACCAATCGTAGTTAAAAGACTAAAGAAAGCTGATGGTACCATCGCTCACATTAAAGATGGTAAATTGCATAACTGGGACGGCCCTGCTTTAATCCCGCAAGGAGATAACAAACTGGCTGAATATTACATTCATGGAATTAAGTACACTAAAGAACAATTTGAACAAGCTCACAGAGATCAAGAAGGTTTGCCGTGGTACAAAAACCCATCAATGAAGTCCCAATTGGAGGAAGGATATAGAAACTAATCTATGAAAAAAATGGTTATAGTGAGCGGGTATTTTAACCCGCTCCATAAGGGTCATCTTGAACTGTTCCATAGAGCAAAAGGTTATAATCACAAACTATTTGTAATTATTAACTCTGATCACCAACGGAAACTAAAGGGATCTAAAGAATTCCAAGATGAGATGGAACGTTTGATGATCATCCGTAATTTGAGGATTGTAGATAATTGTATGATTTCTATTGATAAAGACAAAACACAATGTGCTACCCTGAAATATCTTTCGGATATTTACAGTGGAGAATATAAACTAGCATTTGCAAATGGTGGTGATCAAAATAATGATACTATTCCAGAAACACAGGTTTGCATTGACAATGAAATAGAATTGATTGATGGATTGGGAGCTAAAGTTCAATCATCAAGTTGGCTATTAAACAAATAAAATATGAAGATAGGATTGACAGGAACAATGAGTGTAGGAAAAACTACATTGGTAAATGCTTTGCAACAACTGCCCCAATTTAAAAAATATAAGTTTGCTACTGAACGTTCAAAGTATTTAAGAGATTTAGGTATTCCATTAAATACTGATTCTACATTAAAGGGTCAAACAGTATTTTTAGCTGAACGTTGTGCTGAACTAATGCATGATAATATAATTACAGATCGTACTATTATTGATGTTATGGCATTTACAGCTAATGCTCAATCTATTAATGTTTTAGATAAAGATAAATACGAACAATATGCATCTAGTTTCTTGGGAGAATATGATTATATATTCTATATTTCTTCTGAAGGATTACCAATAGAGGATAATGGTGTACGTGAAACTAATTCAACATATAGACATCTTATTGATGTAAGTATACAAAACTTATTGCAATCATATTCTTATAAACTTAAATCTGCTCATACCATCAGTGGTTCAACAGAGGAGCGAATACAGCAGATTCTGAATGTTATTAATCCCTGATATATTTATAACAAAATATAAATATTAATACCATCATGAAAAAATCAGCACTTAAGAAATACATTAAGGAACAAATCATTGAAACATTATCTGAAGCTACAATAGTAGATAAGTTTACTACAACAGATGAAATTCCTCAAATTGCTAAAGACGAGAAAAAAGAAGTACCTACTGTAAAAAAAGCAGTTGATACCGCTAAAGCAACTGGTAAGCCCGTAACTATAGCTGAAAAGGATGAAGATGAGGAGATGGAAGATGATTGGTATAAATCAAAAGATGAGGATGGCGATAAAGACAAAGAACCATCTAAAGCTGATTTGAAAAAAGATGCTAAAGCTACAAAAGGTATGGCTAAAGCAAAAGATGAATTAGCTAAGTTAACTAAAGAAATGAAATCTTTAGCTAAAAAATACAAAGAAGCTGAAGGTGCTGCTAAAGAAAAAATTGTAGCTGATTTGAAAGAAAAAACTAAACTTAAAAAAGAACTAGAGGCAATTCTAGACAAATAAAGTGAAATATTTCAATATATTAGTTGTAATAGCAGTTTGTATTTTTATTTTATTTTTCTTTAACAAAAAAGAAGATTACGTTGAAGAATATAATCTAAAAATCGAAAAGCTAGATGAAAAGGTTGATTCGCTGCAAGATGTGAACGATGATTTGTCTTTGAAAATTGATACCTTAAACATACAAATATCTAAATTGGATCAAGAACTTGATTTAAAAGATAATAGTATAAATACCTTAAGAAATGAAGTTAATGAAAAAGTTAGTAGTGTTGATAGCTATACTGATGATGAGCTCAAAGAGTTTTTCACAAACCGCTACCGATTCTATTTTGATTCGCTTAGAAAAACCAATAGCTCGTCTAGTAATTAAAGATCTTATAGTAGGGGATGGTACAAAACAAGAACTATCCCTTACACAAGATAAAGTTAAATTGCTAGAACAGAAAATTGTATTTAAGGATAGTATCATCACAAACCTAAACACTCAGATATTTAACTACAAATCTATTGTAGATACCAGATCTGAACAATTAGCTTTATCTCAAGAGCTATCACGTAAATTACAGAATGATTTAAAGAAATCACAAATAAAAAATAAAATGGTTGCAGGTACAGGAATCTTAGGTATATTGGCTGTATTATTTATTTTAAAATAAAATAATATGTCAAATCCTAATATAAAGGAGATAATAAAACAAGAATATATAAAGTGTTCCCAAGATCCGGTTCACTTTATGCGCAAATATTGTTATATCCAACACCCACAAAGGGGTAGAATACAATTCAACCTATATCCCTTCCAGGAAAAGGTACTTACCCTATTCAAAAAACACGACTACACTATTTTACTTAAATCCCGTCAGCTAGGTATTTCTACTTTAGCTGCAGGATATGCTACGTGGTTAATGCTTTTCCATAAAGATAAAAACGTACTAGCTCTAGCAACTACTCAAGCAACTGCTCGTAATATAGTATCTAAGGTAAAATTCATGTGGGAAAATTTACCATCATGGTTAAAAGTAGATGCAGTAGAAAACAATAAACTGTCACTACAACTAGTCAACGGATCTAAAATACAAGCTAAATCTTCAAATTCCGATTCCGCACGATCAGAAGCAGTATCTTTGCTAATAATAGATGAGGCAGCCTTCATTGAAAATATTGGTGAAACATGGGCTTCCGCTCAACAAACCCTAGCAACTGGTGGTGGTGCTATTGTGTTATCTACTCCTTATGGTACTGGAAACTGGTTCCATCAAACATGGGTTAAAGCAGAATCCGCAGAAAACGATTTTATTCCTATTAAATTACCATGGATGGTTCACCCTGAACGAGATCAAACATGGAGAGATAGACAAGATGAATTGTTGGGTGATCCTAGATTAGCGGCACAAGAATGTGACTGTGATTTTTCTACCTCTGGAGATATTGTATTTTACAATGAATATCTAGAATACTACGAAAAAACATTTATTAAAGAACCACTAGAAAAACGAGGCGCAGACCAAAACCTATGGGTATGGGAATCGCCAGATTATACTAGAAGTTATATAGTAGTAGCTGACGTAGCTCGGGGTGATGGTAAAGATTACTCTACATTTCACGTTATAGATGTAGAATCAAATGTGCAAGTAGCCGAATATAAGGGTCAAATCGGAACAAAAGAATTTGGACATTTGCTA